CGGTATCCTCGGTCACAGGTTCAGTAGGATCTGTTACTGCAATAAACACTACAGGCGGGGCCATAGACGACGTTATCCTGGTTGCTACGACCACAGAGAACACCGACATGCGTGGGACCGATGGCTCCTTGACCGATAAGACGGGCTTCTCTCTATCCACGTCCGGGATCCTCGCTATCTGGCACCAGCTAACCTCGGCCATCGTTACCGCAGGTACCATGGGCAAGTTGCTCAAGGACAATGTTAACGATACTATCTCAAGCCGGATGCCCACGACTCACGTAAACGCGACCGCAGGTAAGATTGATGCAGTTGCCTTGGTAGACGTTACAACTGAAAACACTGACATGGTTGATATAAGCCCTTTAGCTACTTCAGCAGCCTTGGCCATCGTAGATACGAACGTAGATGATATAGAAACAGCGGTCGCGGGTCTCAATGACCTAGGATCCACGGACATAAACACTGAGGTCGTGGATGCTTTGAACGTAGATACCTACGCTGAACCGGGTCAAGGTACCCCTGGATCCACGCTCTCCTTGGCCGGGAAGATCAATTATATATATAAGGCATGGAGAAACAAGAGTACTCAGAACGCTACAACGTATTCACTATTCAACGATGACGCGAGCACCGTGGATCACAAGGCTACAATATCCGATGACGGAACTACTGCAACTAAAGGCGAGGTGGCCACAGGACCATGATAGATATAGATAAGGCACTACAGGAATACGTTGACGACCCTGCTAATAGATTGAACCAATCCCATAAGGATCTGGTCCTAAAGAAGATAAATCAAGGGCAGAAGGTACCTGAACCCGTGGTCCTAGAAGAGCAAAGGGGGATAAACCCTTTAATATACGTCGCTGCATTAGCCGTCTGTGTACTTGTCTTGGAGGTAATTCATGGATTCTAGGACCAAGCGACTATCGATGCTCGCGTTCTCTAGTCCACTAACAATACCCCTGTGGGATCCGTCTGGTATTATATTAGACTCAGGGGACAGGTTATGTATGTTACATCTTTACAGGGGCATAGCTGCAGGCCTCGCCGTGGTCGGGGCAATTAACCAGAAGATACATTTCCGTACATCCTTAGGTATATAGACCATGAGTAACCCAGCTAACAGTGATCACAGATACCTGAAGGAAGACATGAGTTCTCCTGCAAGAGACGCCTTCTCTATAACAGGGAACGATAGTACCGATCTAGCCAAGATAACTAAAGCTATTCACGTGGCTACAGCAGGGGATATACGTATGACATTAATGAACATGATCCCCGGGGCCTCCATAACGCTCACAGTCGAACCGGGGTATCACCCTTTGAGAGTCAAACGGGTATGGTCCACCAATACAACTGCATCTAATATAACAGGGCTTTTATGACAGAGTGGGTAACAATAGATAGAGATTTCTCGCATTCCGCAGGCGGTGGATATATAGCAAGCATCACGCCTGCTTTCTTCTTCATTAAGAAAAGTGATCTGGATGCGGCGGACGGGGAACGTGTTATGTGGGATTCCTCCACGGTGTTCAACGGATTCCTAGATACAGCTGAGACTATTGAAGTGGTCAGTGATAACGTTAACGACACCTCCGCAGGATCAGGGGCTCAGAGTCTCCTGATAACAGGTATCCTCCCCTCGGGATCCGAAAGCACGGAGGTATTAACGCTAAACGGAACGACTATAGTAGAGACTGTGAATCAGTATTCCTTTGTAAGGAGTTTAAGGGTCTTTAACGCGGGCACTACTATCCTAACTAACTTGTCTGCGAACGGAAATACTGGGTTAATAACTGCAACAGCCAAGACCTCGGGAAACCTAATGAACACTATTTCCCCGACCTCGGGTATATCTTCCTTAGGTGCCTTTGTAATACCGAAGGGGTACAGACAGTATATAACTAAGCTACAGGCTAATATTACTAAAACAGGTGGGGGTTCTAACCCTTTAATAAAATTAAGGATACGGGTATCCGTAGGCCCCGGGCAACCGTTCATACCTTTCTTCGAGGCAGAGAATGATAGCGCTGTTTCTTCTGGCGTGACTCTTGAGACCCCGAATACTCCGCCCATACCCGCTGGGTCCAAGTGGGTATTAACACTTCAGACTGACACCAATAACACGTCAATCACTGGAACAGGAATAACACTCCTGGAGAAAATATAGATGGCAAGTCCCGCAGGAGAAATGGCTAACCTTATAAAAGAGTCCACGGGTTCTCAGGTCATAGAGACTGAAGAGGATAGGGTTCAAATATCTCCTGTGGTCAACCACGTGCATCAAATGTTCCTTGAATCTGTGTCTTCTCGGTTAACCTGGGAGAACCAGGCTCAAAGGAACATAAGATCCTACAAGGCCCAGGATACCGTTGAATTCAGATCCTCGGAAGAAGAAAGTAAAAAGGTATTCGTAAGAACAACTACTGTAAAAACAAGGGCCGCCTTTTCTCAGGTCATGGAAGCCCTGTTAGCAAATAACAAGTTCCCGTTGATGATTGAATCCACACCTGTTCCCGAGGGAACGGAGATGTACGCTCACGTAGAGGATGCGGAACCTCCTCCTCCTGGAGTAGGGTTCGAGGGAGACGGAAGGACCATGGCCCCGGGAGCCACGGAGGAAGATCTCAGGTTCCTGGATAACGAAGAGTTCAAAGGCCTTGACTTGAAACCCGGTCCCAGTAAAGACGGTTCCTACGTTAGCCCGGCTAAACGAGCTGCTGAGCAGATGAACAAGATAATTCATGATCAGTTAGCCGAGACCCTGGCCCTGACGCACCTTAGGAAAGCGGTCTTTGAGGCCTGCTTACTTGGAACAGGAGCGTTGAAAGGAGTTTTCACTGACACTAAGGTGACACACAAGTGGGAAGACGGTGTCTATACGCCGGAGGAAACCCCGGTACCCAAGCTATCCTGGGTATCCATGTGGGACTTGTACTTTGATTCCAATGCCATGTCGTATGATGAATGCGAGTATGTCATAGAAAGACACCGGTTTACCTCTAAGCAGATGCGGGATCTCAAGTCCTCACCTAACTTTGATCCCTCTGCCATTGACCTGTGCATCTCACGGGGAGCGAACTACGTTGCCCAAGGCTTCGAGCACGTGGTTAGAGAGGATGACGTAATAATGAACAAGGATCGTCTATGGGAGGTTCTTGAATACTGGGGATACATGAGCACTTCTGATGCCCGTAAATCAGGGCTAGTTGTACCGGCTTCTTCAGGTGACCAGATCTCTGTTAATGTATGGGTATGCGGTCATGAAACTATAAAGATAATGGTAAATCCTTTTATCCCTCAGAGAATCCCCTACTTTGTATTTAACTATGAACAGAAGCCTTACAGTATAACAGGCACGGGTGTACCTGAGACCATGGAGGATTCCCAGTTAATGATGAACGGGTTTGCTCGAATGGCCGTGGAGAACCTTGCGCTCGCAGGTAACATGGTATTCGAGATCGATGAAACCCTGCTCGTGGATGGGCAGACCATGGATATTTTCCCCGGTAAGATATTCAGGAAACACGGAGGCCAACCAGGACAAGCAGTTAATTCAATTAAGTTCGCTAGCACAGCCAATGAGAACATGCTGATGTTTCGTGAATGGAGGCAGGTAGCTGATGAGTCCTCCGGTATACCTTCCGTTTCCCACGGACAAACAGGGGTAACAGGAGTAGGTAGAACTGCTTCCGGGTTATCAACGATCCTAGAGTCTGCGTCCCTGACCATAAAAACAACAATACGTAATATAGATGATGACTGCCTGCAGCCCCTAGGTAACATGCTGTTCTTCTGGAACCAGCAGTTCAACTGGGAGAATATACCGAAGGGTGATTATGATGTAATAGCGACAGGCGCTCGGTCCTTCACGAAAAGGGAACAGCGGGTCCAGAACCTACAGACCTTCTTACAGCTATCTGCTAACCCAGCCTTAGCTCCCATAATAAAGATACCTACTATCCTCCGGGAACTAGCGATATCCATGGACATGGATCCTGAGGAAGTCGTTAATGACGTAGAGATGAGTAAGATATACGCCAAGATAATTGGTGAAGCAGGAGGCATGGGAGCCCAAAGCTCTAAGGCCTTTAATGCTCAGCAAGGCGCGGCCCCAGGGGCTCAAGGAACGGGAGCCGGTAATCCAACTGGCGCGGGCAATGAGGCCGGGGCTAACGTTCAACCGGGTGCCGCCGCAGGTCCCTCTGTATGAGCATACGAGAAATAGTTCCAGTGGTCCACGGCCCTTCATGGAACAAGTTTAAAGAATTTATTAATATCAGGCGCTCCAAGAAAATGGAACTCCTAGTACGATGTAGCACTGAAGACCTTAAGAACATCCAGGGATCTGTACAAGAACTGGATTACATTCTAGGGTTAGAGGAGGCTATTAAAAGGGAAGCTAACTCAAGTAATTGAACTTAGTACCTCTATAACTTAAACCAAGTACCCTTGACCTTCGGCTCCTTACTGGAACCCGGACTAAAGAACTAGAAGAGGAAATACCATAATGACTGAACAAGACACTAATCTAATGGGACAAATCATAGGTCACTCTGCGCCAATTGCGACAGCACCTGGATTACACCAAGGGATCCCAAACCAGGCCTCCGGGGCCCGCTTGGATAACGCTCCCCCAGTTCATGACTGGCAGAAAAGGTACACCGATTTACAGTCGTATAAAGACGTAGAAATTAATAAGCGGGATCAAGCTATCCGTGATTTAGAAGCGAAAGTAGCCGGGAGCTTTAAGGTCCCAAGAACGGCGGAAGAATTGACCGCGTTCCAGACCGAGAACCCTGATCTATTTGCAACTGTACAAACTATCGCTCATCAAATGACCCAGAACGCTACGATGCAGGTACATAATGAGCTTAGTGTATTGAAAGCGGATAAATTAGCTAGCGACGATAAAGCAGCCGTGGTGGAATTACAACGTGCCCACCCTGATGCAGCCGCGATAGGCCAAGCCCCTGAGTTCGCCCAGTGGGTAAGCACTAAAGGACCCAAGGTCCAGGATGCGGTCTATAACAATCAAAACGACGCTGAATCCTTGAGCATGGTTATATCTTTGTTCAAGCAAGAAACACAGTGGAATGTTCAAGCAGCCCCTAACCAGGATCTGATGAACTCGATGGCCGTTACCCTGAAGAACGATTCAGGATCAGCGGTACAAGGGGATCCTCGCCTAAGTATGGATTATGTATGGTCCGAGCAGGAGATAAACTCCCTGTCTCACACGGACTTAACTGAAGACATAATGAATGCCTTAGATCTGGCGCAGAATACTGGGAGGGTTAGATAATTACTCTTTTTAGGATATATAAATAATGTCATTTTTCAATAGTGCTAGTACCACTAACTTCGGTGCCAACGCACCAACAGGTAACTTTTCACCTGCGATCTTCTCTCGGAAGGTTCTAATGTTCTTCCGAACAGCTTCCGTTGTCGAAGGTATCACTAACAATGATTACTTCGGTGAGATCACAGCCTATGGTGATACTGTACGTATTATCAAAGAACCCGTGTTAACCGTAACCGCGTATACTCGGGGTATCACTGTAAGTGAGGAAGCATTAGCGGACGACGAGACTACTCTCGAACTCAGTAAAGCTAATTATTTCGCATTTGCTATCGATGATATCGAAGAAAAACTATCGCATATCAACTGGCAGTCCATTGCCACTGGATCTGCGACCTATGCCTTGAAGAACTCTTATGACCGTGAGGTCCTAGAGTACATGGTAATAGCAACTCAGCCCACTAATATCGTCAATACTTCAGCGGGAGTCATTGCGGCCCTGGCTGCCGTAGACGGTACTGATCCTCTGAACCAGGATGTCCACGAACAGGCACAGGAAACTACTGCCAAAATAACCTTGGGCTTCGGCGCAAGTGAGACCGATCCCCTTAACCTCTTATCCGCACTGGCTCTTAAGTTAGATGAAGCGGACATCCCAGAGGAAGGACGATGGGCGGTGGTTAGTCCCCGTTTCTGTGAGCTCTTAGCACAGACTGACTCTAAGTTATTGTCTAGCGATTATAACCAGGGTGCCGGTGGTCTTAAGAATGGTTTGATGATGGAAGGTAAGCTTCGCGGCTTCTCCATGTACAAGACCAATAACGCTCCCAAGTACACGGAAGACGTTGATGGAGCAGATGCCGTGGCATTCGTTTCCGATGACGACGCCGATATCGACTTGGGCGCAAACGATGTTAACTTGGCGGACGGTACTGATGCCATTGGTGATGTTATCATGGTTGGTCACATGAGCGCTGTGGCTACGGCCAATGCGATCCTTAAGACTGAGATGCTGCGTAGTAATACCAAGTTCGCAGATATCGTCCGAGGGCTTCACGTTTACGGTCGAGGTGTTCTCTATCCTGAGGCCCTTGCGGTTGCTTATGTTCAGTATGAATAAGCGTTAACCATTGGCCCGGGGACTCACGAGGTTCCCGGGCCTTTTCGTCTTGGAGTTTTAAATGAAAACAGGAAAGATAGCAGGAGTCTTGGTCGCAGGAACCTCGTATGCCCTGGTACACGCGTTCCCTCAGGGGGAATCAGGCGTGGTTACAATTACCCTGGTATCAGAAGACGCATCAGCCGTTAACGTTCAGGTTAGACATGTTACTCACGGGGCCACAGGTACCCAGGCCGATGCTATATTACCTCTAACCGCATTAACAAACCTGCCTGTCCACATAGTAAACCTCGGTGTAACAGGGAAGGATGAAGTATGGGTAAAGCCTTCAATCACAAATAAAGTAACAGTTTCAATAAACACAACAGGTCTTGAATACAGGAGAGGCGGTCAGTGACAGATTTCATCGGGTTAGTAAACAGAGGCCTACAAGGCGTTAATGAGACACCCTTGACTACTGGAGGGTTTGACTCCCCGAGAGGCCTGCAGAACATGGCTAAGTCATCTATTAACCGGGCCTACTTTGACATAGCTATAGAGAGTACTGAATGGCCCTGGCTAAACGATACGGTTACCCGGGTCGAAGGAACCGAGATCCTGACCACGGTCGCAGGTGTTCAGTGGTATGATCTAGCCGCCACGGTTATAGACGCCGACTGGAGAACCTTCTACATAACAGACAAGGATCCTGCGGTCGTAAGTACCTCAGAACC